CTTGGAGCTAAAGGTACACTAGACACGCAGATTTAACATTTCCCAACGCATTTTTAACACTTGCTAACACACTTTGGCACGGTTTTTGTTGTGTCGCCTGTACCGTCCCTTTTACTCTTCTTTAACACTTTTAACTTTCGCTAACATTTTAAAAATTTCATAAAAATAATGTTTCACGTGGAACAGTAAGGGCAAATGTTTCACGTGGAACAAAGGGGCGATTGTTAAAATTATTTAAATTTAAAATTTTACACTATTTAACAAAAATAATTTGGTGGATTTGTGAAAAAGTTGTATCTTTGCACTGTGATTAAGAAACATAAGTTGAACAATTAAAATATAAAATTATGGTAACAATAAAATTTATCAACGTAAGCGGTAAAGGTCAAATAACCGTAAGAGATAGCCAAAAAGAAAACGTTATAAACAGTTTACTTGCAGTTGGCTATGGTATTTTAAAAATTGAGCAATAAGTCTAACCGCCTGTAATGGTCAAACCTTACGGGCTTAAATTAATTGATATATGGAACATAGTTATTTAAAAGTCACATTGAAACAGGCTAATACAGAAGTGTGTTATATGGTACGATTTGACAAGGTAAGCGAGTTCTTTAATAATAAAATCGATTACTTACAGGGCGATACTTCTGTAACTGTAAAGGGTCGTTTTCCGACACACAAAGAAAGCCGTAAATGGTTTGTAATTTCAACTAAATAATAATGATATGAAAAGAATTAAGCATTTTACATTGTCTGAGTTCATCAACTCAGCAACCGCAAAACGTTTGGGTATCGACAACACACCCACATTTGAAGTAGTCGACAACTTAAACCGTTTAGCCGATTACTTAGACAAAATTCGTGAAAAGTTAGGCAAACCTATATTGGTAAACAGTGGTTTTCGTTGTACGATGTTAAATAAAGCCGTTGGTGGTGTGGCTAATAGTCAACACTTAAAGGGTTTGGCGGCTGACGTTGTTTGTAGCGATATGAAAACCTTAGAAAAGGTTCTAAGAGAAACAGGGGGGTTTGACCAATTTATTAAAGAACACCGCAAAGGGTCTACGTCCTTTTGGTTTCACGTTTCAGTATGCAACCGTAACGGGAAACCACGCAACCAAATTATAATGAATCTAGAAAAGAAATGAAAGAAAATTTTGAAATCTTAAAAGGTTCTTTGGCTATAACGATAAAAAGTTTGAACGTTGTAGCAAATAATACAGGCGGTGAAACATCTTTGTTAACTGCGTCCTGTGCCGACACTCTACAGGCAAATATAAAATACATTGATGCACTAGAGTTGACCGCACAAATTTATAAAACAGAAAGGGACAAGTTAATAACTTATCTTAATAACAAAGGGTTATTAAATGATTTTTACAAGAAATAAAAACAGGCGGTAACATATTTACCGCCTGTTTTATTTTATAGATAAACACCGTTTTCAAGTTGCGAAACAATATTGTTAAACTCATCAATTAGCATATTGTTAGTTGTAGATAAGTCTACGTTTTCAAATTGTGCAAACCCTGTAACGTCCCCTATACGTTTCTGTTCTATTGTGTTGTTTACAGGAACGTCTAACGGGTCGAAGTACTTAATAGTAATATATGGTTCAAATCCCATTAAAACCGTATTAAGGTCGCTCAAGTCTCCAACTGTGCCAATTTCGTTATTTACCAACGTTTTGTAAATAATTTCGCTGCTACAGTTTGCCGTACCGTTGTTAATTGTGATACCCTCACATGATAAGTTATAGGCGCAATAACCTGTAACCAAATCAATATCATAACTCAAATTTATTTCTTTTCCTATAAAATCACTATCTACAGGAACGAAACCAACAAACGGGATAAAACATTGTATAGTAGCGTTAAAATCGTTACTATTGCCCGAAACAACAGGCAACAGTACGTTACCGAAATCTACGTGTACCTTTGAATCGTCAACGCTATTGGTATCTATACTTGTATCAAAGTTTGCCAACTTTAAAGACGTTGGGGAAATGTTAGGAACATTCACATAAACTTTATGCAACCTGTTCACATACTCCCCTATATCATAGTATTCATATTCATAATTATCATTTAACTTTTTAGTAAAACGAATTTTTGAAAAATCCTCTAAAGTCTTTGTGTTGACTAGATACACATTAATACTACCATAACCCGTTATTTCTGTGTCGGGTATTGTACCACCTAACAAAGTGAAAGTCGAATCACTTACTTTTTCTTTGTCGTTGGGGAACGTAAAATTTAACGTTGCGGTTTTTCCGTTGTTGCTCAAAGTAAATGCGTGTTCTTCTGTTCCACCTACAAACATTTCCCATTTAGCAATAGGCAAATTTGCAGCGTCAAAATGAGTTTTGCCACTTGCAGTTGCAACCACGTTAACGGTTTCGTTTTCGATGTAATAAGGTTTTAACCCTGTAACGGCGCAACCTGTCATAGAGTTAACAGTATTACAAACCAAACGGTAAGCACCCGACAAAATAACCGTTGTACCCTGTTTCACATCAGTTAAAGAGATATTTATAACATTTCCAGAAAAATCGGGTACGACTGTTTTTGTTTCACCGTTAACGTCCATATATTCTACAGAAACACCCACAAACTTTGCATAGTCACTATTGCCTGTAACAGTGATAGAAACGTTTGTACCGTCCACGGTGTGTGCTTCTTCACAATTACCCGTTATGTTATTTTGTATCTCAGTTCCTTTCCCGACTGTTTCACCTGTGAACGTCCACCCAATATTTAAGTTATTTAATGGTGTTCCTACAATTTGTTGTGCTACAGTATCATCATAATAATAGTCGAAACCGTAATCAATATCGTTTTTTAATGAACCGTTCACAAATTTAAAACCGTTATCGGCTTTTAATGTTATTCGGGTGTATGCGTTTGTTCCGTCATCACTATTTACACCTGTATACATCTGACTCAACGTACTGTGTGGAACTTTATTAACCAAATTACCTAAAGTAAGTTGTTCCCCGTTGTAAGTTGTAGAATAACCGATAACGCTAACACTCATACTTGCATAACTGTACGCAACCTTTTTTGTTATTACTTCGGTACTATCTTTTACGGTTTCAACTGTTACGGTTTTATTGTGAAAGTGGCTATCGTTATCTACAAATTCAAGTGTAAACGGCTCACCGTTCCAAACGGTATTTGCATTTAGCGTAAAAGTACAAATAACGTCTAAACCCTTTATTTTAAAATTAGCCGTTGCACCGTACAGTTTAAATTTTTTTACTGCTATACTCATAACTAATCACCTTTAATAGTTATCATTATAATGTTATCATTATCACTAAATAACCCTGTATTAGGGAAATCTAACTTTTTGAGTTTAGGGCGCAAATCGTAAGCGTTTGCACGGTTTGACGCATACCCGTTTACGGTTTCACCTTTTGTTAACGTTCCTGTAGAATCTAAGATTTTATCTTTGTACGTCATTAAAACATCAGTACGCAAATAAACCGTGCAAACGTCACCGTCTTGTCGAATCTCAGAAGCGAAATAATAACGGTGTAAACTTTCGATATAAACGTAATTAAATGTTACCACGCTACGTGTACGAAAACGGATAATAGGTTCTAATACGTTTACAGTCGAATTTAATACACCTGTATACTCCTCGTTTTCCTGTAGTGTTTTATTAACTCTGTTAGGTTCACCGTTATAATTATAAGTTTTTATAAGCATACCACTAAAATTTAAAAAGGGTGCGTCCCTGTGCTATCAACTACAGGAAACGCACCCAACAGTTAAACAACAAACTTAGGCAACAAAGAACACAACAAAGTTTTCGTTTGTGTCGTTGAAGTAACCCGCATCAAATTTGAAATAGTTGTTGAAAAATTCCGCCTTTGCATTGTAGTTAGTTGTTACTCGCTTATCAAGGTTTGTCACACCCAATGCGTCACGGTCGAACATAACACCCAACACACCACCGATAGAAACGGTTGCACCGCTTGCACTCTTCACGTCAATCTTTGAAGTATGCTCAAAGGCATAATCTTTGCCCGATGCTTGCCAACTTGCAACAGTCTCAGCCTGTGGCAACAAAACGTTGTCGTTATGGTAAGTATCAGCATACAAATAAGTCGTGGCTGCTGCTGCGAAATCAGACAACAAAACGGTGTGCAAGATGTCTTTTGGTGTGAAACGTTCCTTACCGCCAACGTTAAACAGGGTTGAAATTGTCTGCAAACGGTCTGAGTACAAACCCATGATGTATGCAGCAAAACGGATGAAGTCGGGTGTTGTGATAGCGGTTTCAGCGGTCAAATGTGCACCTGTCTTATCGTTGTAAAGTTTCAACAGGTTAACACATCTAACAGTACTAGCACTTGTATAGTCAACGGTTTCATGTGTTGACGGTACAAAGCCAAATGCAGCCTTGTCTGCATCCAAAGTTTCAGCAATCATGTTGCAGATAGTACGCATAATAAGCGCATCTGTCTTGATAGTCATTGACTTGTCAACTGCTGAATAAATCATCGACAAAAAGCCGTTCATTTGTTCAGCGCTGCTAAAACTTTCTTTTACCTGTCTTTCTGTGATAGATACAGGAACCTCAAAAGTTACCTTTGAGTTGAAGAACTTAGCAGAAACCGTTGGTTTGTGGAAAACGTCTTGTTTGTACTCCTTACCGTCCTGTAAGTTCCATGTGTCATTTTCTTCTGCGTCCGGCACATCAGCAGAGATTTTCTCTAATACGCTGCCAAATTCCCAGGCGTCCATAAGAACGGACGGAACTTTGCCACTGTAAGGACGGTTTACAAAAACCACTTTGCCGATATGATTTACAAGTGATTTTACGTAATTGTCTACTGCGTTTTGGTTAAACACTTCGTTGCCAAGGTCAACCAAACCTGTAAGGTCTTCGTGTACCAAATCAGTTGTACCCAATACTTCACCCGAAACGGTGTTAACTAAACTATAAATCTGTTTTACTTCCATTTTTATAAAAATTAAGTATTAATAAATATCTACTGTCAACTCTTTTGCAAGTTCTGTTATAACTTGCGTTTTGAAATTAATTTTGCGCAAACTCATTTCTTTTTGAATAATTTCACTAGTTGGAACGCTAGACGGAACACCGTTTTTAACAACTGTCTTCGTGCCCGTTTCTTGTCTGTTCCCTGTAGAATCTCGCTGCAATTTTGTGTCATTTCCGAAATCTCCATTATTAAACGTTACACTTGAATTGACTGAATTGTTATTCCCTGTTTCGTCCACGGTGTTATTTACCGTTTCCGTTGTCTTTTCTGTTACAGGGTTCAACACGTCATATTCTTTATTAAACACTTGAATTTGTTTTTGCCACTCATTAAACTTCACCGTAATAATACCTTTTACAATATCGTTTGCGGTTTCGCTTGTAATAGCATTAACTAGAGTTCGCTCCCCGTATTTGAAACGAAAATCAATATCTAATACTTTTGGGTCATCTGTCCCGAATATTGAATCATACAAAACAGGGAACATGGGTTTAAAGATTTTTTCAAACAAACCATTTTCACCCGTGAAAAGTTCATTAATTTTCATCTTTGTTTTCTTTTTCTTCTGTTTCTTTTGTTTCTTCTGTTTCTTCTGTTTCTTCTGTTTCCGTTTCTGTTTCTTCTGTTTCTTGCGTTTCTTCTGTTTCGTTTTCCTTTACAGGGTCTGTGTCCTCTGTGTCGGTGTGGTCGTGCCCGTCCTCAGTTGCTTGCAGTAACGACAAATAATTTTCGTGTTCTATTTTCCAACTTGAACCGAGTGTTACCGAAATATCTGTACCAAACATTTCGTTAACACGTTTTACGCCCTCAACACGTTCTATTAACATTGAATCAACGAACGGCATCAAAGCGTCTATATTCATTGAAACTTCTTGCGTGTTCAATCGTTCACGTTTCATATTATAGTTTGCATTCAAACCTAAATCATTGAACATTGAAGCTTTGTAATACTGCAATAACTCAATAAGTTGCGTTATCTGCTGGTTACTGTTTGTTGGTGGAGTTTGCATGTTAACACCTTTAAAAAAGGCATTTTCACCGATAACGGAAAAATCACCGTTCAAAACTTTTTGCAAAAACATTTCTGCGCTTTGTTTTGTCTTATCATCGCTAGCAGAGATTAACATCGTGATACGTGTTAAAATACTAGTCATGTTTAGTGTTATTGTTGCGTCCGTGTAAAGAACACCATATTTTCCGATAATTGGCAAAATTGAATCTGCAAACGGTGTGTTGTTGATAACTACAATGTCCTCATCGATTTTAAACGTTTTGTTCAACTGTAGCCAAGCGTTTGCAACTACGTAATCTTTACCACGTCCGTATGCGTCACACTCTCCACCCCTTGCACCCTGTAGCGCATAAAGTTTTCCGTTAACTTCTGCTATACCAACGTTACCCGATGTTTGCAATATCTTTTCAAGTTCTACAGGTGGTATCGTTTCGGGTGTTCCTGTGTAGTCAAACATCTTAGAAGTCATGCACAAAGTACGCTGTATAAATGTAAATAATGCAGTATCTTTGTTTTTAACTTCTGTTTGATATTTGTTATATAAGTTTTCTTTCTCCATTATTTAACTAATGTTTTAATTAATGTGCAAAGTTCAGTTAACACTTTCGTGTTACTTTGCACGGTTTCATTTAACTTGTCGGTCTCATTTTGGTGTCGTTCGTTTTGTTTCTCCATATAGAAGAAAAGAGCGACACAAACCGCAACAGGGAAACCAACGTTACTAATAAGCGATACAATTCCGTTTACGTCCATATAGCAAATTTTAACTTTGTTATTTAATGATGCAAAGATAGCAATTTTATTTGGTATCACCAAATAAAACAGGGGAAAACTGTTCACATGAAACATTTTTAACCCCTGTTAACAGATATTAAGTAATTATGTTGCTGCGAGCACTCGCCATTAAATAATTACGGACAATTTCGCCTATTTCGTTATTCTGATAAAATACCTTATCGGTTGCGAAATACTTTGTTATTTGCTGCTCCAAATAGCTCGCAGTACTCAGTAACTTTCGTTTGTAGTTTGGTTTTCCGTTCATCTGCAACGAATATATCAAACTGTTGTCTGTGTCTTTAATAGGGGTTGTTTTATTATGGATATAAATAAAATTGTTTACCCCTGTTTTGTCCTCTACTTGAATAACGTTGCCCTGCAACGTCATTTCGTTAAACTGAATATAGAACACAAACAAAACGTCATTCGGTTTATATTTTACAGGCAAATGCGGATAAACTGCGAGTTCCCATTTACCGCCCGTAATCATCTGTAAATTTTCATTGTCGAAACAGAAGTATTTGTTACTAGCTTTCTGTTTAACAATCGTGCTACAGTATTCTACTGCAACCGTTGCCCCGTGCTCACCGAAACGGTAAATATCAATTGTGCCCTGTTCCATAACTCTCACCTGTTTTAAACCCATTTCAGTAAAGTACGGGCAAAATTGGTTTACCGTGTTACCCAACATAAAAACTTTTACGTCATTTCGTTGTCGTATTATCGTGCTCAATAAATTCATATATAACATAAATTCATCTGGCAAATAGTATCGTCTAGTTAAAAACTCATCAAACACTACTGTAGTTATGTTTGGGTAACTGCTTGATTTTTCGTGTTCCTGTTCCGATAAACAGAAACCGAAACAAAACGGGGTGTTATCGGGTACACGTTTTTTAGTTTCGGGGTCATAAGATGAAAGAAACCATTTACCCGATACGTAAAACACTTCGTTAAACTTACCGTCTGTTAGTTCCTGTATTACCCCGTTGGCTACGTGGTTTGAGAATAAACTCTCTGCACGTTTTCCCCGTAAATCTTCACGCCAACGCCTAATATAAGCCATTTGTTTTCCTGTTTTCAAATATTCTTTGATACCATACAACAAAGTGGCATAAGTTTTACCGTTGGAACGTTCACCGAAAATCACATTGTAATCTGCATTTTTTGCCAAAATACGGTTCAAACTGTAAAATTTCGGTGTTTCCACTTTTTCTTTTTTCTGTTTCATATTATTCTTTCTTTAATCTGATACCCATTAAATAATTTATATAAAGTACTGAAAGACTAAGAGTGTACCCCGTTGGCTCAAGGTGTACCCCTGTTGTCGTGTCATAACTTGAAATTACCCCTTTGTAGTCTTTTATTGTGCCTGTCTGCTCATAATCTATATAGGTATGAATATTCTTACCTGTTGCCGTTGGTGGTATGTCTAAGTAATTGGTAAATGCTTCAAAGATACCGTTTTCCCCAAATGTTTCTAGCATGTAAGGGATAGCCGATTTCTTGTTAACACCCGAAACGGTCATACTGTAATCGTAATTTTTACCGTTTACAGTTAATGCGTTTTCTTCTTCGACAATGTACCTTTTAGCGCCTAAAGTTTTGAAACGTCTGTACCGTCCCTCGTAATCCCATACACCAAGCGGTTTCGCTATTCCTTTTATTGTGACGGGTTCAACCTTTTCAAAGGGTATTTTGTGAAACTTACAGGCTGCACGCAATTTTCTTTGTGCTAATTCATTGTATAGCTTGAAATACTCTTTGTGTGCGTCACCGTTCATTATTTTAACGCTGTCCGTATCACTATAAATGTAATCGTCCCCACACTCAGAAATACCCGTAAAAAGGTTGCGTCTAGCGTATGCGGTTACATAGATACCCCAAGGGTAAAAAAGAAACCTGTTTCTACTGTCGTTATATTTGTTCAACATTTCTAACTGTTTCATACCTGTTAGGTGTTCTACGTCCCAATTTTCACCGTCACATAAAATTTCATCACGTAACGGGTTTGTAACACACATACCATAACAACTATTCAGCATTTCTTTGCTATTCAAGTATTCAACCTCTTTTCCCTTTACACCCTTTAATTTGGTTTTCATTTCGTACAGGTGCAAAATTGATAGCACAAATTCAGTTGGCAAATATTCTTTTCTGTAACAAATCATTTTGCCTATACGCACACGTTCCCACGAATAAAACTGTGAAAAGACTTTAAAGTCTATTTCCGTTATAGTCATACATATTTTACTAGCACAAACCAAACGACCGTTATTTTCGGAAACATTTTCTTTCACAAAACACTTACTTACCGATATAGGGTTTTCATTTTCTGATTTCGCAAAAATGTTTGTTATCTCTACATCGAACACGCAACAAAATTTGCTAGTCATAAACTCAAATTGTTTCATTGACTTTACAGGAACGAAAACACCTGTACTCATCGGGAATTTTTCCGAAACCATAACGTACGGGTAACTGCTTGTAAAGTCATAGCTATCTACGTTTTCAATAACTTCATCTGTATACTTTGCGTTTGCGTGTGTGAAACCACCCGAAAAAGCACGCTGCAACATTTCGAACTCTTCGATACCTGTTATATTTAAATCGTGTATTTTGTAGAAATACTTAAAGTTTGGTGTTGTTTTTCCTGTTTCTTCGTCTGTTTTCTTGAAACATACAGAGCGACAATACTTGCGTACGAAACCCGTTTTAGTCAAAGGTAGTTTTGTTATTCCCTTATAACGTTCTATTAGTTCCTGTACGTAACACATAACCACTTTTATATCATTCAAACAGTAACCAACTTCTTTTTGTGTTAATGGTGTTTGACTGTGACGTAATAAACTGTAGTCTAAATCTCCGACTAACTTTGAACATTTGTACGTATGCAACTGTTCACCCAACTTTGCAAGTGAGTAACCCGATAACAAGTAACTGCATCTAAACTCTAACCCGTCTTTCGTTATTCCGTAAATCGGTTTACGTAAATCTATAGAGAAAACTTTTTCCCATTCTAACAACTCCCTCAGAAATTGGAACTCATAAGCCAAGTTATGAACATATATAATAATGCGCCTTTTTTGGTTCAAGTCTAACAAAGTTACTATTTCAGATAACATTTGCAAAAATTCGTCCCAAGTGCGACCCATTATGCAGTAACCATTTACACCAAATTGCCAAACGTACATTAAACTGCATTTTTCCATTTTGGTTTCTTTACCGCCTAATTTTATATAGCGTTCATAACTGTATGTTTCCCCGTCTGCGTCCCTGTAGAAAGATGTCGTTTCAATATCAAAGGAAACGGGAACGTTTAAGAATTTGTTGCCCTTGTTGTTTCCCGTGAAATTTTTTTCGTTTACCGCCAAAGATAAAACTTTCGCAATATCTTTAGGTGTGTAAATCTCTTCATGTAGTTCAAAGGGTATTTTTTTCATTATAAGCCAAAGTCTTTAAAGGTATCTAATATTTTCTGTACGGTTTCCTCTACAACTTCACCCACGTTATCAATACTATTTTGTAAGTTATCGGCAATTTTTACCGCATCACTTTCTATTTGATCTGAAACGTCCCGTGCGTCCTGTTCGAGTTCTCCCGTAAAGTCTTTATATTGCATTAAGTATTGTTCCAAAAATTTTTGGTCCGATACACTCGCAATTTTCCCGATTAACTTTTCTTGCATCAAAGAAAACTCATCATCTGAAAGTTTGTAAGTTTTCTTTAAATGTTTTGCGTACTCCTTCGTACCTGTGGCGGTTGAAGTTGGCTGCTGCAAAAAAGCAATAGCTTTTGAATATTCAATTTTTAAATCGTTCCATTCGTGACGCATTGAAAATTTTGAAAACCCCTTTACATCACCTTTATTTAACGCAACCACTGCGGGAGATACAACTTTGTTCTTTTCTATATTCTGTATACGTCTGTTTGCCTTTTGGAACACTCTAGCAATTTCTTTTCGTAAACTGCTACTACTTTCAACTGCGTTTATTATTTCTTTTTTAACGTGCGCCCTTTTCGTTGCCCTAAAGGTGCGACCGCTAAAACCTATTGGGTTTTTGTTTGCCATAACTTTTTAGTTTAAATGAAACAAAACAGGGATAACAATAAAATACTGTTACCCCTGTAAAAATTATCACCCTTTACACTACAATAATGCGCTACTTATCTACAAAGGTAATTCCGTAACACTTTTTAGCGTGTGAATCGTACTTATAGATAGTGTAACCTACCTTATTGGCTTTGATAGCGTCAACCGCTTGTTCGTTAGCCAAAATTTCACGAATTGTGTTACCTGTGAATTGTGGCAAATTGACAAGACGTTTCTTTTCTGCGTCAATGATTACAGGTGAATCACCCAACTTTGAGATATGTACGTACAAACCGTTAATAGGGTGTACTACATCATCACCGCCCTCTTCCTTACTGTTGTAGATGTCACCCAATTTCACATACGGAAAATCGGTTGTGTCAATGTCGAAACTAGCCTTATTAAAAGTACTAGCAAAACTAAAACCTTTAGCCATAACTTAAAATATTTAACGTTAAACTTCTTGTTAGTTAATAAGGTGTGTTATTCTGCTGCATTGTCAGAATCTCCACACTCTTTCATACCGTTTGTACTCGCAAACTCATTGAGCCACTTTTTGAAACGGTTCAACTTAATAACCGCCTTCTCATCTTTTGCAATTTCGTTAGAAGTCATCAAAGCGTTAACACTTGTAATACAGTTAAAAATAATTTCATTAAAATTCTTGTTCATAATTACCTTAATTTAATTGTTAAACTTATTGTTTCTTAAACACGGTGCAAAGATATATCAAATTTGTGTAACCACCAAATTATTTTAGTTAAGAAATCTTAAAGAATTAATTTAATAGTTATTAACACCTTTGTTCCACGTGAAACATTTGCCCTTACTGTTCCACGTGAAACATTATTTTTATGAAATTTTTAAAATGTTAGCGAAAGTTAAAAGTGTTAAAGAAGAGTAAAAGGGACGGTACAGGCGACACAACAAAAACCGTGCCAAAGTGTGTTAGCAAGTGTTAAAAATGCGTTGGGAAATGTTAAATCTGCGTGTCTAGTGTACCTTTAGCTCCAAG